GGTGAGTAATCCGCATTTAACTTCTAACGAAAGGATATCAGCCTCATGGCAGATATTTTCACAGGCGCCGGTTTAGGCGTCGACGGTGCGCCAAATTATTTGGCAACCAACCTTGTTACAATGGCATACGACAAACTCGTCGAGAAGAATCTTCGTCTTCAGCCACAATTCCGTGCAATCGTTGACAAGAAGCCAGGAAGCCTTACACACAATGGCTCATCTGTTCGCTTCCAGTTCCACAACGATATTGCAGAAACTGACATCGCATCAGCACGTCTCTCAGAGGCTGTTGACCCAGATGCAGTTGCAATGCCAGCAACATCTTACGTCAACGTTGAGGAAGATGAGTTTGGTCGCGTTGTAATCCCTACACGTAAGTTGGGACTTATGTCTCTTGCTGATGTTGACCCATGGATTGCTAACGCAGTCGCATTCAACATGGCAAAGACACTCGACAACGGTGTTCGCGCTGTTCTCGATACAACTGCCAACCTCCTTGCTAACACAGTTACATCTGGTGTTAAGGCTGTTCAGGGACGCTACGATGGCGTAAACATCAACGGTGGAACAGGCTCAACTGCTGCTAACTCAGGCATGTCAGGTGAGGCAATCCGCGAAGCAACAACAAAGTTCCGCTCAAAGGGCGTAATGGAGCGTTTCGGCGCATTCTATGTTGCTTACATCCACCCAGAAGTTTCACACCAGTTGCGTACTGAGACAGGTGCAAACACATGGCGTACACCACATGACTACCAGGATGCATCAGCACTTCTTGCTGGCGAACTTGGTTCATGGGAAGGTGTTCGTTTCATTGAGACACCAAACGTTACAACTTCAACAACATCTGGCGTTACAACATATAACTCATATGTTCTTGGCGCTCAGGCACTTGCTGAGGCTGTCTGGAAGGAGCCAAAGATTGAATTTGGTAACATCTCAGACAAGTTGAACCGTTTCCGTCCAGTCGGCTGGCACGGTATCCTCAACTGGGGACTCTACCGTCCACAGTCACTTATTAAGATTACATCTACAAAGTAATTTGACGGGTGGGGCCAGGGGTAACTCTGGCCTCATCAGTAAGGTTACTTGAAAGGGCAACTATGACCTACCTATTTGAAACTCCAACAGTGAGTGAAGGACCCCTCGCAGAAGGGCGTCTATTCAGCCGCTACAGGCTCGTTAAGGGCGTTTCAGTGCTAAAGATGGACGGAGAGTACTTCGAGGTCCGATATGCCTCAGAAGACGAGGTAAAGGCATCTGACAAGTTCTACCTTGGTGGCATCACCTATGAGGTGGATGCTGCGGAAAAGGCTGACCTAGAGGCAGCAGGGTACACAGTAAGGACGGTGGAATGAAGCATAGGGAGACACATCCAGAGGATGTAGATGGTTGCTTTGGATGCAAGATTATGGGGCTACAACTTAGCCCAGGAGATGCCAAGTCAACTAAGAACGTTAGCAATAAGGCTTGGGACAATGAACTAAAAGCCTATGAACATGCCAGAGCACAGGGCATACAGCCTGCTGGAACTTCAATGAAGGCAATCAGAGAAGCAACTGCTGCAAGCGAAGCAATGGGAACTCCATACAGCGCAGATACTGCAGGTGTTAGCGCAAAGAAGATAACTAAGCAAACAGCAAGCAAACTAAAAGAAGTGGGGTTGGTCTAATGTCAGTTAAGAGTGAGAAGTATAAGTCTCCAGCAGCAAAGCGTAAGCATGAGAAGTCTGAGGGACGCGCAGAGCGCATGATGGAGTACGGCAAGATTAAGACAAAGCCTATGAAGAAGGGTGGAGCAAAGAAGATTGCTCGTAAAATGGTGAAGATGTAATGGCCACAAATATGCCAAAGCCAAAGTCAACAAAGAAGCCAAATGTAAAGGTTCTTCCAAAGAAGAATAGCGGCTCTATTGGTAAGTTGACAAACATGGGTACAAAGCCAACACCAAAGCCTGGTCTTAAGTTTATGGACCCAGATGTTGCATTGCGCAGAAAGAAGCAGCGCGAGATTGAAAATGCCAACAAGGGTGGCACTGGTGCTATGAACAGCAAGCAGTATGACGCATACCTCAAGAAGGTACTCGCAGAGATGAACAAGAAGAAGTAAATGGCTTACACCAAATCAGCGCTTAGGGAGCGCCTAAAGAATCAGATTATGTCTGGTTCTAAAGGTGGCAACCCAGGTCAGTGGTCTGCGCGTAAGGCGCAGTTGCTGGCACAAGCCTATAAGAAGGCTGGTGGTGGTTACTCAGGTAGCAAGACAAAGGCTCAGTCGTCACTTTCTAAGTGGACTAAGGAATACTGGGGAACTAAGTCAGGAAAGCCTAGTACACAGGGTCCAAAGGCTACTGGTGAGCGTTACCTACCTAAGAAGGCTAGAGCGGCTCTATCGGCCTCTGAGTACGCTAAAACCACCGCTGCAAAGCGGGCTGGTGCAGCCAAGGGTAAGCAATTTGTAAAGCAACCAAAATCTATTGCAAAGAAGACGGCAAAGTTCAGATGAAACAAACAGATTCACGTCTCAAGCGCGCTGGTGTATCTGGCTATAACAAGCCTAAGCGTACACCAAGCCATCCAACCAAATCACACGTAGTTGTAGCAAAGGTTGGAACCCAAGTAAAAACTATTCGCTTTGGTCAACAGGGCGTATCAGGCTCACCTAAAAAAGCGGGAGAGTCTGCATCATATGCAGCACGTCGTAAGTCATTTAAGGCGCGTCATGCAAGCAACATCTCAAAGGGAAAAATGAGTGCCGCATATTGGGCGGACAAAGTTAAATGGTAGTGGTTGCTCAACCATAAATCATTGCTTATAAATTAAACTACGAAAAGGAACATAAAATGCGTCAACCAGTAACAGGCGGAAAAGTTACCGCTAAGAAGGCAGTGCCATCAGCACGTCGCACAGGCGATGTAGCAACAAAGAAGACAGTAGTATCACAGGCTGTCATCAACCAGATTAAGAAGGACGGCATGACTGCTGCTCTCAAGAAGTCTGCAGGCGGAGCATCTGCTGCATACAAGACAGGCGTTGCCCGTATGTACGGTACAAAGCGCGCTGCTGCTGCAGTTACATCCTCAGTCAAGGCTCAGGAAGCGGCTAAGAAGAAGGTCTATGGCCCAGAGGGTGCTCGTAACAAGGCTACTGCTACACCAAAGAAGAAGGCGCCTAACTACAAGATTTCTGGTGCAGACAAGGCACGTCGCGGTTACTAATCATGGCAATCAAAGTATCGCAAGCAACCATCGATAAAATCAAGAAGATGGGCATGACTAAGGCTCTTGCTGGAGCCAAGAACGCTAACCCTGAAATGCGTGAAGCACTTACACGTATGTATGGCGCAAAGCGCGTTGGAGCAGCAAATCCTGCAAAGTATTCATCTGCAGATTCAGCACGTAGTGCAAATGCACCTGCTCGCTACAAGACAGCAGATGCTGCTCGCGCAGGTTCAGTCGTTAAGATTCCAACACCAAAGAAGCCAACTGGTACTTCGACCTCAACTCAGTATGCTACTGGCCGTGCTCGCGGTGGAGTAATGACATACTCAAGCCCAACTTCTACTACAAGAACTTCTAATCGTAAGAGCAGCAATGCTATTCAGGGAAGTTACTTGAAGCAGCAGAACGCAGCAATCAAGCGCGTTCAGGCTGCAGAAAAGGCATACAACGCTGCTAAGAAGTCTGGAGCATCAAACCAGGCTGCCCTCCTCCAAAAGGTGAAGACAACAAGAGCAGCAGTAAAAGCAATTAAGCCAACAGTAGTAAAGTAACTAATTAAAGGAAATCATGACAACAACCTATGCTAACTTGGTAGATGAGGTTCTCTTCAATCTGTCTGGCTACACACTCCGTCAGGACCGTACCACACACATTATAGAAGATATCACCAATTCTGCCCTATCAATCAAGTTTGATAATGCTGCACAGATTAGCAAGGGAACAGTTGAGATTGATGATGAACTTATCTGGCTTGATTCCTATGACCGTATTGGAAGCACGGCTGTCGTGCCTCCATACGGTCGTGGGTATCAGGGTACTGTAAAGGCTCCTCATGCTGCTGGCTCACGTGCCGTTATCTCACCCACATTCCCACGAACATCTGTCAAGCGTGCCATCAATGACACCATTGACGCAGTATTCCCAAATCTTTTTGGTGTGGGAGTCCACACATTCTCATTCAGCCCAGTCAAGACCGCATACGAACTACCTGCAGAAGCCCAGACGGTTCTCTTTGTTTCTTATGAGCGTACTGGTCCAACAAAGGAATGGAGCCCTGTAAAGGGGTGGAGACAAGACCCAGTTGCTAACGTTGGTGCGTTTAATTCTGGAAACACTATCTCTATCTATGAGCCTCTTCCAGCAGGACGCACAGTACAAATCTTCTACTCAAAGAAGCCAACAACCCTTTCAAATCCTGCCGATGTGTTTGAGTCAGTAACTGGCCTTCCATCATCATGCAAGGATGTAATCGTGTATGGCGCAGCATCACGACTTATCTCATTCATTGACCCAGGTCGCCTTAACTATTCATCTGCAGAAGCAGACCAGGCAGATACAAAACTTCAATATGGTTCTGGAGCATCTACTGCTCGCTTTATTCAGAATCTATATGCAACACGCCTCACCGAAGAATCTAAGAAACTTCGTGATTTATATCCTATCCGAGTCCACTATACGAGGTACTAACAGATGCCAACAGTACGTAAATATTCCTCCATCTCGCAAGAGACCTACCTCACAGCAGCGCTTACGTCAAGTGCTACAACTATGTCTGTGGCAAATGCTAGCATCCTTCTTGCTGGTATTACGCCAGCAGCAGGAGAGCGCTTCACCGTTGTCATCGACCCTGAGACAGCACTTGAAGAAATTGTAGATGTTATTGCCCCTTCTGCGCCTTCAAGCAACACTCTTACAATTGCTCGCCAGCAAGATGGCTCACAGGCTATTGCTCACACAGCATCTGCAAAGGTGCGTCACATGGGTATTGGTCGTGACTTCCGTGAGGCTAACGAGCACATCAACCAGACAACTGGCACAGCACATGGACTTGTTCTTACTGACGTAGTTGAAGTGACCGACACTGGCACAGTATCTACTCAGATGCTTGCAGCAAATGCAGTCACAACAGCCAAGATTACAGATGCAAATGTTACCACTGCTAAGATAGCAGACGCTAACATCACTACTGCTAAGGTAGCAGATGGAGCAATCACATCAGCCAAGATTGCCGATGGTACAATCGCTGCAGGCGACATCGCTGATGGCGCTATTACCTCTGCTAAGATTCTTGACGGAACCATTGCAACAGCAGACATTGCAGACGGCGCTATTACTAGCGCTAAGATTGCAGACGGAACTATTGCGACTGGCGATATTGCTAACTCAGCAGTAACAACAGATAAGGTTGCCGATAGTGCCATCACATCTGCAAAGATTGCCGATGGAACCATTGTTAATGGTGACATCTCAGCGAGCGCGGCTATTGCCTATAGCAAGTTGAATCTTGCTGGTAGCATTACATCTAACGATATCGCTGATGAAACTATTGCTAACGCTGATATCTC